AATGCTAATGTTGCATTGTCAGTTGTGGGGCTGGTAAATGTAGTGTATACCTTATAGAAGGTACGGGTTACTATTGCTTTGTCTGGTATTTTCACACTATTACCGAGTAGGTTGATTTCACCAAACACATTCTTTTTAAGTGTATGTGTACCTCCGCCTGCAGCAGCCGTTATGTCAATTGCTGTTCCTACTAGTGCATTGGCCCGACTTGTTGCAAGTTTAAATGCACCGGCATTAACAAGTATTGCGTAGTATGCTACAGATGCACTTAATCCTGTTGGTAATGCCCCAGTAGTTGATAAGAGTACAGCATCTCCACTTGTAAGTCCATGTGCTGCTTTGGTTATTGTGTCTGCAGTTGTGCTTACAGCTGCATCTAAAAATGTGAATGTCCCTGCATTGACACTGAAATCATAACTTCCTATGGCTAACTTTTTGGTTTGGTCTTGTACAGCTTTTAAGTCTGTTCCAAATGTAGGGGTAACCTTTCTTAGGACTTTATTAATCTTTGTGGCAACAGAGGATGATATGTTTCTTCCATGTATCACAGTCATAAATCTTCACCTCTATATTATTTAAAAAAAGATATAAAAAACAGTGTTTAAGCTGTTTTAGTTTTAATGTTGGTTATTTTAGCGTTGAATGTTTCAGCACGGCAGATAAATGACTGGAAGGAACTGAGAACACTGGACTCGGTTAATTTAGTTTTTGCGAGATCAACAACTCTAGGTCTACGTAGGTATTTAAGTTGAACTGTACTGTAATCAACAATATATGCACTCTGAGCGTTTGTTGTTGTAGGCATTGCAGGGTCAACAATAATAGGTATAGGTCCTGCAGGACTGTTATATGCATCTACCTGATAACCAAATCCAATATCTACTTTAGGCACCAATGGAATAGCAACCTGTGGATACAATACACTGATTAACTGTGAACGTACATTAGCACTTGTAACTAATGCAGAAGGTACCCCTCCAGCATCCATCATACTCTGACATGCCTGGTCTAATACAAACTGATCAGTAATTTCAGATGCACCTGCGAGGTCGGTGTTGTTGGTTGTGATTAAACTTCCAAGACCAGTTATACTGTTACTTCCCCCTGTACCTGTTAACATTCCAGTGTTTACACCTGCTAACTGGTATTCCATAGCATCTGCTATTTCCTGTTGCATGATGTCTACAACATCTTTAGGTGATCCTTCAAGCATCATGTCACTTATTTCTAATGGTACTATAAAGGAGGTCATTGTACCTGTGAGTAAATCATAGGTACTGTCTGCTCCTCCAGTAATTGCCCCATCTTCAGCAATGAAACCTCCAGCTGCACCGGTTAATTTTTTAAGGTAGGATGGTTTTGCTGATCCGGTGTCCTGTACCATTCCCATATTATCTAACCATGTGTAGAATGGATATTTCTTAACAATCATGTTCTGGAGTCTTGGGTCTATCTCAGGTTGGATGATGTCCCCAGCACTTGAGCTTCCAGTTGTGATGGCTTTGTCAGCCTGTTCAAATGCAAATTTAAGTTCTTCTAGTTCTGCTTTTGTTGCAAATCTTCCTTTTTCAGTCATAATATTTCATCTCCTTATGTTGTTAATTTGAATTTAAATTATACCTTTTCTTTTAGCGAGTAATTCGGCTGCTTTATTAGCAGATACAAATTTGGATGATTCATTGGTTTCTTCTGGTGTTTCTGGACTTTCTAATGATTTCTTTGCAGGGTCTATGCCAAGTTTTTCAACTATAAGTTTCTGAGTGTCAAGTATACCTTTGATAACAGGGTCATCTTCTGTTTTAACAGCTTCTACTTTCTCTTCTTCAGACTCTTCTTTTTCAACCTTTTCAGGTACTTCTGGTTCAACTTTAAGAGCATCTATTTTTTCTTCAAGTTTTTTATTTGATTTTTCAACTGTGTCGTTTATTAGTTTAATTACATCTTTTTCTTCCATATCTAAAACCTCCAATGGGTTCATATTCTTTTTAGTAGTAGTTTGACTATCTTCTTGTGCTGCTGCTTTGAGTAATGCTCCTATTGCATCATACGCTTTTTGTAGTGTAGACTGGTTAACATTACTTAACATTCTTCCAGCCTTGGTTACAAAGCTTTCATCAGATTTAACACTTGTAAAAATAGCATTTGCTACACATGGACGGTCAACAAAACTTACCGTTACAGGTACAGGATCTTTCAAGTCTTTAATCAAAGTACGTTTTTGACTGAATAAGTTACAAAATATATCTTCACTCTTAGATGCACCAAGACTGTTTAATAGGTTCTGTGCATCATCATTACTGAGATATGTACCACTATAACCTTTTAGGGTCCCATCTTCTATCTGATTCCATGTTTCATCATTAGTAACCTTACTTGTTATCATCCAAGTACCAACAGGGTATACTATTTCTTCACCTAAAATATTGGTCTCGGTTAATTCACGTTTAAGGGTATAATTTTCTACAACGTCACCGGTTTGTTCTCCATTAACTCCGTAGGTATGCATATCATCATTAATACGGAAACTATTGAATTTATGACAGAACTCTTCAACTTCATCGGCTGTGAAAACCTTTTCTCCACGACGGAAATCACAATCAGGACATCCTGGTAACATCACCGGTCCTGTGACTAATCGTTTACTTTCATCTTTGGATACAAATGCTCCCATCTTAATAGCTTCAAAGGTTTTAACTTCTTCAGCAGGTACAGGTGTCCCCAGTGTAACATTATATTGTGCATCTATTGTGTATGGGATATTGAAGATGTTACTTTCACATTCATAGGTGATTGGATCTTCTGTTAGTATTGCAGCTGCTACATGATCGGGCCATGTCCCCCGGATGTTAACGTATTGGTTACTGTTTAATCCTTTTTGTATGGTTTGTCTTACTTTGTCTTCTATGAATTCAAAGCTTCCTTCAGCTTCAGCATATTTTACAGCTTCATAATTTGTTATGGCTTCAACTTCTGTGGATTCTCCGAGTATAATTTCTCCACTTGTTTCGTCAACTGTGAATGGTACTTGATAGGTTTTATCGGTGTCCCAGTTGGTTAGAATTGTTGAACCAACTAATGTGGGGGTGTCTGGTATGATGTCTTGTGGATAGAATGTTGATTTGTTATTTTCTATTTCTGAACTGTATTTGGTGTTTGCTGCAGCTCTTAGTTTGTCTTGTAATTCATTATACGATTTTGGTATCATATTTACCTCCTAATTAATTTATAATATAAAATAAAAATAGAATCTTCAATTCTCGTTTAAGTCTTGTTTGTATCCACAATCTTTATGATACCATGAGGAATCAGATGGTATTTTACCATACCACGGATAACCATCACACATATGGTTCGGTTCTAGTTTATCGTGGATACTACACTCATTCTCCTCTGTTAAATGAGGACATTTATAAAACCAACGCGTTTTCCTTTCTTCTTCTGTTAAATTCCATTCTTTTATTTGTGGATTAATCTTAACCGCTTGTTCATACGATATGTTTGTTAATTCTTGATCAATGAAAATAATATCATTGCTATAGGTACTCCATTCATCCCAATTATAAAATGGATAATTATGTAATACATATCTCCGCGCTTCTTGGGGACTAATGTTACATATCAACGCTTTGCAACAATTTCCACACATATTGCATTTTTGCAAGGGATCACCTCAAAGAATAAAAGTAAAAATAGAATAAAGGGAATTAATTATGCGGGTACTGCAACTTCTTGAGCCATGCTTGTATCCATACTACTTAACAAGTAAGGAACACCCATTTTACAACGGTCAAAGAAATGAACTTCATCCGGCCATAATAATACATGATATGGCCCCCCATCCTTCATTGCTAAACAGTCCTCACATACAGGACCATCTGTACTACAGGATCCATCATCTTCACATGTAATCCAATCTGCAACAAGATCTCCAAGGATAGATACTCCAAAACTGTAGGTGAAATAATATCCCATATCAGTTGCTTTTTTATAGCCATACCATCCCATACCTTCAAGTCGGGTTTGTATATTATAGAAGGATGTGTCAATATAATCATAGGATGCTTCGTAGTTATCATTTAATGTGCTGCTTATTTCATCCATCTGTAATCCCATTGTTATCTTAGCATTTAATGATGTTGCAATATCTACTAGGTTACTGTTTTGTTGGTTTAAAAGAGGATTTATCACTCCTTTTTTTGGGGTGAAGTTTTTAATATTAGATTTAAGGCTTTGTAGATTGACATTACCTGTTAATACTGCATTGTCAAAGATTAGCTTGGTATTGGTACTCATAATGCCTTGACTATCCGATAGGTAATTGTCAATGAGTTTATTAACCTTGGTAATCTTGTTATCTGTACTTAGTTTAGCATCCTTGACAATCTTAACCAATGAAGGATATAACACACCTAAGACTGCTAAAAGTTCGGTACGGTATTGTAACTCTTCTTTTGTTGGTGTACCTTCACCTAATGACATGTTGGGAGTGAATGAGGGTTTTCCATCTTTGACAGCAACCTCTCCTATTCCTCCTTTTAATTGGTTAATAGTATCATCGGTTAACTTAATAACACTGTTAATGAGTTGTACTTCCTTTATCATAGGATTTCTTAACCTCCAACAGTCCACGTTTAAAGTCTTCTAATACCTTAACAACATCATTAGGAGTATTTGATGGTACATCTGGGACATAATCAATAGGAACATTATTAATATAATGGGCATCCATAGCCGGGTGTTCCTTTCGTTTTAAATTAAACTCATTACCAAAGTTATCTACAAAATCATTAGGACTCATAGCCCCAACATTAAATAGTTTAACAGCCCGATCAACACGTTCAGTCTTATCCCCTATATCAATTTCTCTAAGCTTTATTTTCCAATCAGTATTCTTAAATCCATTTTCATGCCAAATAACAAAATTGTTGATATAAGCTTCCCATGTCCGTATACTTGGGGTGGTTTTTGTGGATTTATAATTCTTTTTAGATTCAATAGAAGTATTTCCTCCCAGTGCCCCCCGGGGTAATATTCCTACACGATATGGATCCATACCATTAGCAGTTACAATTTCATCACGGTTAGCTTCACGATATAACCGGAAACTACTATCTTTAATATCAACAGATAACTTTTCAAACCGTACTTCAACCTTTATCTGGTCGTTATCGTTTGGTAGCATGATAACCATACCACTACCCGGATTATCAACCACATTTTTAAGTTGAGCTTCTATCTTACTTTGTAATACTGTTTTACCCGTAGGATTACCTTCACTATCCTTTTCGGGTTCGTCTTTAAAATCTCCAGTTATGAATAGTGCATAGGTGGGTAATCCAAAGTTTTTGAAGAATACAACATTATATTCAACAGCTGAACGGTCACCTATCATTGTTCTTACAACAGGTACATAAACAGGTACTCCATAATAAGTGCCTCTAGATGAGTATTGATAGTTATAGATTAATTCATTAGCACGTTCATCTGGTTTTAAACTTCCTAATGGATATTCTTCACCCGTTTTAACATGAACATCCATCTGATATCCTATACGTTTAAACCAGCGACGATTAATACCATCCCATGATTGCATAAACTTTTTCTTAAATTTATGGATACGGATAGTATGACTTGGTACATGTTCAAAACGTAAAGGTTTACCAGTTTCGACATTACCGGTTCTGATAAGTTCTAAACATCCCCATCCTACCTCTTCATAGTCCTGGGCAGCATTGGTTAATATGTCTTCAAAAATAGGCATACAATGATTGAAGAAATCCACAATCTCTTGTTTACCATTTTCATTAGGTTTCTTAACATTAGCTACAATATCCCATCCTTGACCCCCAATATCTATGGCTGCTGTTTTGGTTGATCGTGCATGGTATGTGTTAAGCTCAGTATATCCTGCAAGTATCTTAGGATTATATGGGGGGGTTATAAGTCCATAGTATCCATAGTTTGTGTATCCTATTTCAGGGGCTTGTTTAGATTCTTCAGTGCCCGTTTTGCTTTTTGCTACTTGGATATTGAAAGGGTCTTTGTTAGATCCTCTAGATGGGTTACTGTCTTTTATAGCATATTGATCTAGGGCATGACGTAGTACAATATCCCCACTTTTGGTTGCAAATGCGTATGGTTGATTCATCTTCTATTTACTCCCCTTTACTTTTATTTTTAAACATATATTTGTGCACCTTTCTTTCGTAATACAATACATAGATACGCAATAGCATCCACTATATCATCATGCACTCCTTCTGGAAAACTAGCAAACTCTTTATTAACGGCATCGATAAGTTTAAGGTCATTTAAATCTAAAAAGAATAGTTCATCATTTATTATATTTTTTAATGGTGTTGCTCGGTC